GATTGCTCTTACGTATTCTCATATTAGGGTCACCGAAGTTAACCTTTACAACGTTGCCGTTACCATTCTTAACGTAGACTTTGAATTTCTTGACATCGCCACGCATTGGTTTACCTAGTTGAACTTTACGTCCTTGATATTCTGCTTCATTGATACCTGGTTCAACTATATTAATGTGTTCTACATTTTCATTACACGATTTGATTGCTTCAATCAAACATTCTGAACAATAACTGTCAGCAGTTTCAACTTTCACACAATTAGGCACTTGCCTGCCGCTTTTTTCTTTCATACCTTGTTGTTGATATCCATCCCAACAAGCTTCTGTAATATATAGCATTGTATTCTCCGTTAAATCTAATTCTTCATTCTTTGTTTTGTTACCCCAATTCTTTGCACCCTTTTTGCGACAAGCTGATAATGCTAATGATCCATATGCCGATGGCCATGTTCCTCCATCGCGTGTATAACGAGCTTTTACTTTGTAGTAACATGCATCTCGTTTTGCTTTTGTTTCCTCATCCATAACTTCTTCAGCTTTAGGAGTACGATTTCCCATACCAACCCTACGCTTTTGCGCTACTAATGAATCTTTTTCTTTTTTATCAAACGAACTCCAAGTTTTAGGTGTGTCTCCAGAAACTTTTTTACTAGGACGACATTTCTTTACGCCTTTAGTTTTATCATTGCCGCAAGGCCTACCGTTTTGATCTACCCATTTTTCTTTAACCCAACGGCGTAAATCTTCATTCAGTATGTCTTGTAAACGAATCATTAAATCTCCTGTCGTATTGATAATGCTGGCAATCGTTTTCGCCAAACATTCAATATATTTTGTTTGTCTTTTTCAGTTATAGAGTCGTTCTGAATCCATATATTAAAATAATTATCAACAACTTGTTTAAATGGCGTACGTGTCTTTTTTGCTCGTAAATATAATCCTTGAATCATTGCATCGATTTCTTTTGGTAATGTGAAGTATCGAGCTGGTGGTAATGCACCTGATTCAATTTTCTTACGCGTTGCTTGATCTGATGGAATATATTTACTATCAATTGTATTCCAACCACTTTGTGTTACGTGTTCAATTTCATGACGAAGTGTGTCACGAAGATCCATTGCAATTTCTGATAATGCCTTGGGGTACTCGGTAGGATCAATTTTGAATCTTATTTCTATTAACGGCGGAGCATCAGCTGAATTTCTTTTTGTTTCATTGTATGCATCGCCGCCTACATGTAAATCATTCAAGCCTTCGATCCATTGTATTTTTAATTGTAAATAAAATTCTACCGGGATAGTTGTATTTTCAACTTCTTCAAAATAAACATTTGGTTGTTCTGTGTCATCTTCAATATGAGGAACTGTTTCGCCTTGTTTATAAAAGATCTTAGTTCCAGAAAATTGTCCTTCGGGATCAGCAACTGCTGCATAACTATCTTTGATTACACTTAGCAATTTATTAGATAATGATGAGACCAATTGATCATAACGGCCTTCGACAATAAGTGATTTCATTGATATCATATTAATAAATATCACTCAAGCAAATTGTAATTCCAATAATTTTCTTTGTTTTCATTATATGGATTACCGGATTGTTGATAATAACAATTCAAACATAACATTTGCAAATTATCAATACAATGATTTGTTACATCACCATCAATATGATCTAGGCGAAGTGGTACTGTATCATCTGTTATTCTACGTTCTGAATAACCACAACTAGCACATTCTTCTGACAGTATTGCTAATGCTAATAATCTATTGCGTAGCTTCCAAGAAGGATAAGTAGGATGCTTGCCTTCTAGTACATTGTCAATTGAATATACTCCTTTACGAGCATTTGCAACATCTTTACGAATTCCTATACCAAATTGATTCTTATGCAATTCATAAAGAGTCTTACCAGAATCTCTATCAGTATATAAACGTGCATACTTTTTATAAGTAGTAAATGATACTTTAAGAAAGCGAGCCGCTTCGGCATTGGACTTAGTATTTTCCATTGCATAACGAATTTCACTTTCTGGAATATCTAGAGCCGTTTTACCGATTCCATATACATACTTATATTGTTTTTCTGACATTAATAAATTCCGTGTTTTCTCAATTCAGTTACTGCGTCTTTAGGCATTACCTTTGTCTCATACATTTCAAGCAATCTAGGTTTCAATGATAATGTTTTATCAGTAAAAAAAGTTGGATGTACTTTTGAAAGTTTTTGAACTTCAATAATCCAAAATGAATATACTGGATATGTATCATTGAATCGATCTGCGTCTGTTCGACTCTCCCAATATTCAATTTGATCTTTCAATGGCCACATATGAATTGGAATGTTTGGATCTTTACGAATTCCTGATTTAAATGGTTGATGTTTTTCTCGATTTTGATTTCTAGTAATGAATTTGTCCATAATGTTAATGGAACGATCTTTAGGCGATTCGCCTGTGTGAGCTGATTTTTTACCCATGTTCTTTGACTTTTTCTGTTAATATAACTACTTGGCGCCATGCATCTTCTGCTTGATAAATGGCTTTTTTAAACTCAATCAAATTTTGTTGATTTCTAAATTCATCAGCTCGTTTCATACAACGATGATATTTGGCATGAGCTAATGCTATTCTTTGTTTGACAACAAATGTTTTAATTTTCTTAATCACGATTTTTTATATTTTTTTAATGTTGTTTTCAATCTAGATTTTTTAAGGAACATATCCATTTTTAAACACTCATCATATGTATCTGTACAAATAGAACATGCCCCAATTGAATCAACTATTAATGCACATTGATATGCTTGTAATTCATTATGCCCGCATATTTCCATTAAACATGTTATAACATGATCAAACGAATTGTGGTTATCATTATGCAATACTATTTCAAATTGCCCACGTTTAGATTTTTCAGATACTTTCTTTAACATCTCTAATAATCACACATTGTTCAAATAACTCTCGCTCTTCAGCAAATCTTAAAGATTCATCCAAGAATCGTAAACGTCTTTCGCTATTCCAATGTTCTGGCCATTGCCATTTATCAGTTTCCATTATGTTAATAGAATCGACAAATAAACGTTCTATGAAATCTTGATTCATCATAACTTATAATATATAAATAATTTAAATTATCCAAATTTATACATATTTTTCATTTTTATTAATTGTTACCGCATCAAATCTAACCCAACCATAATTATGTGCTAAACTAACATCTTTTGGCAATTTAACATAATACCAATGCATGTTTTGAGAATCATATTTATCAGCTTTAACAACTCCTACTGGATTTGGCCATTTAATAACAGCAATTATATTATCAACTAATCCATTATTAATAACAGGTTCATTTCTAACATTAGTAAAATCGTGTTTAGATGAGTTTACTGGGTACAATGTTTTACCCTTCATTGAATATGATTGTGCCGGTGATATCGTTTCTGGTTTAATTTGTTTTAGAATATCATTTGCAATTGCAATTCGTGATGCTAGCATTGGCTTACCTGCCTGTTCGTAATTTGTTACGAAATCCGCAGTAGCCTTGTTGATATCGGTTTCGGTTTTAAATTGATTAAAATCGAATCCTGGATAACGTACAATTTCATGTTTTAAGAAATCATATGCATATTTGTTAGTAGCAGGTTCCTTCTTAATATCTACTTTGAATTTATTTAAAACATGATCTCGGAAATTGGTTTTTCTAGGCCCAAAGGTCCATTGCGCCCAGCTATAACCTAAACCACCCGAATCCGATAAAGTTCCCGTTTTAATTCCATCTCCCTGGATTCGGGATGCAATAAAACCTGATTCGTGTTGTATATTTGCAGCCATTGCAGCTGCTGCCTCATCAGTTAAACCTAAATCTGTTTTGAATTTTTTTGCCCAAGAGACCGCTAGCGGTGATGCTGCTTCGGTTAATAAAGATTTCAAACGAATCACTATTTGCCTTTTTGGTCTCGGATGATCAATTCGCCTAATACTTCTAAACGACCTACTTCGCGTTGAAATTCAATTGGTGTCATATCCAATGAAATCTTTTTAAGAGTTTCAGCAAATTCCTTTTTTGCAGAATCGACATCAAAATTACCTGCAGTAGCTCGTTTATAATATGCAGCTTTTACTTTAAAGTGATGCCATGTTAATAATGCTAGACCGCCCTTTTCTTCAGCAGTTGAAGCTATCTTAGCAGCTCCTTTGCCACGTGTTTCTGCAAATTCCTCAAACTTATCGTTAGTTTGTTTGGATTCAAATAATAAATTGTATAGTTTCATATTAATAAATATCAATCTATTGTATTATCGTAAAACATTCTTTCAGAATCTTCTGTATGCCATTTCTCAAATCCTTCACAGTTATAATAGTCTTTGTTAACTAAGTAATCTGGTTTCTCTGGGAATGGTTTGGTTACAAAACTAGGTTCAGACCATTTGATTCTGTTGTTTGGTTGTAAAGCTATCTGACCATTGTCAAGTAAAATGATATGATGAGATTTGTGTTCTAATGGATCTTCTGCAAGTGATAGGTCTGTATTCACATCATTCGACCCCCAATTTATTGTGCCATAATAACTACCTGGGTAGAATTTATGATCCTTCATATACACTTCTACTCTAGTATCATACAGATAAGAAAGATGTAATAGAGTAAAGTTATACGAAAAACAATTCCATATCTGCAAATAATGAAATGGCAGATCTGGTTTCGGAATTTCAGGTTCATGTAATAGTGCGTGACTAGGCAGTTTGTCTCGGAGTACACCATTCTCTAATAATACTTGAAATAATGCAGCCTGTCCTGGCATACATCTTACTGATATAATAACCCCTGGGGTCAACTCTCCTTGGCCTTTTTTATGTTGGTATAGGTATTCATTTCTTAAAAATACCTTAAGGGGAAAGAAGTTGTGTTCTATGTGTGCCATACATTACTTTGTATGTTTTGAAATTTCAACTGCAGCAAGTTGTGCTAATGCAGCTTTTTTAGATTTAGGTTGTTTAGATAATCTTCTACCTGTTTCAGTAGTAGCAAAGTAACCGGATTCGGTCTTTTCAATACGTTCCGGCATCATTTGTTTGAGATGATTTTTAAATCCTGCAGGAACAAATTGAGGTTGTTGCATATTATACGAATTCATTTCATCACCATGGTGCATCTCATTCATTAAAAAATCACCAACTTCTTGTACATCATCTTTTGAAGTTGCAATATGATCTGCAGCCCAATCATGTCCATTACTTAATATTTCTTGAACTTGATTAGCATCCATTTGCAACATAGCATCTACATACTTTTTAATGATTTTCAAGTTACCAAAAAACATATAATTGCTATTAGTATCATTGCATCCGCCTTTTCCTTCACATCCGCAATCGCATTCTTTTAAAAGATTCATTTTGTATCCTTGTTTCTTTTTTTATATATAGGCCAATTTTTTGTTTTTTCATCTAACCAATCTGCTCGGTCATCACATCCGCAATCTTCATCTAGTATTTTTGCAATTTGTTTTGCTAATGCGTCTAATCCAGTTGCTTTAGTAATTTTTTTAATATCACTACCTAAACCATTATTTTGCATATCTACTCCCATTACGTATATGATTCATTAATTGAACTAACCATGTTTTATGTTGTGCAGTCATTGGTATTTCAAAAACTTTGTTTCCTGGATATGAATATTGTTGTTCAGGTTGCATCATTTGCATATGTCCTGTATCATCAATTCCCAATACTTTATGAGGTACGTTTTGCATTGTTATTTGATTGCTAGGAATCATAGTGCAACGACCTGGATGATTCCATTGTCCTTGTGCATCCTCAATGCCCTTAGTTTGTTTTATAATCATTGCCCAGCCAGACTCATCTAAAGTTTGTTGTTTGTTTACGTGATTTGCTAATGATTCAATAACCGATTCTTCTATTTGTAACTTACCTAACATTGTTTTTTGTAATAGTTCTTTTATCTTTGATATATAACCTTTATTACGTAAATGTTTGTAAGCTAAATTTTCTATAGAATATTCTCCAGATGCATCTAATCCAGTTTGGCGTAAATTGCGCAATCTTTCTAAAATATTCTTTAGCTTGTATTCTAATTTAAGGTCATCTTCTTTTAATGAATCAATTTCAAATTCATATGGAGATGATTTTTGATCAATGATATCATCATCAATTGTTATGATATTAGCACTAGGTTTGTAAATCCATTTATTATGACCTAATGAATATACCCCTACTGTAGAATGTAAATTATCATTTGAGTCTTGTGCGTATAATTCAATATTCATTCCTTTGAATTTTAAAGGATAATTTGTATTCCAAATACTTTTTTTAGCTTGTAAATACTGCTGTACTAAATGAAGATTATCGCCAGCTTCTAAATAATTTACGATAACATGCAAATCAATATCACTATGTTTAGTCCAATTATAATTTGCATTACTGCCGATTATAATGATATCAATGATTGGAGCTTCTATTTCTAAGAAATCATAAAAGTGATTGGCGATGCGAATAAACTTTTCTGCTAACCTAGGTTTTAGGTTATCACCATCCCATAGTAAAGGATTCAACGTGTTCTGTGTTTGATATTCTTTTAGCATATAATATAAATATCATCATTTCCAAAAGAGTTGTACTAATATCAATGAAAATGCTAATCCTAAAGAAATACCAGTTTTCATTGTAATACCCTCTTCCCTAAAAAAGTAAGTCATTAATGTAAATACAAATATTCCTGATACAAATGACGTAAAACGTCCGGGCCAGAATTGCCCTTCAAAACCGGAAACTGCGTATCGGGTCGCTTCCATGAATGCCCATGTTATTGGTACCCCTAGCAACATCAACGCAGTTTTATATGTTCTTGCCCATTCCCAAATAAGTGGACCATTTGTTTGAACCCAAACAACAGCTTGACCTAGTGTGAATATTAAAAATGATAGTGCTATATGTTTATAATTCATTACTATAATATAATGAATTTTTTTCTTATTTCAAAGTTTAATTACGTTCACCTTTGTGATTGTCAAATTTATCTAAAATGCTATTCAATGCTTCTATTTTGATAAAGCCGGCCATTGAAGCATTTTTCAATGCTGACATTAACTGGAAAACAATAAAAGGGACTAATACAGTTTCACTTAACCAACTAGTCCCTTTAAATCCTTTTTCTACCATTAACAACACAGTTAACAATACAATCCATGTAACTAAAGTACGTAATACCCTGATTGCTTTACATGTTTGAAAGCCTTCACGTTTAATTCCAGCAATAACACCAAAGAATCCATCTACCATAACTACTGCAGCCAATGCTAGATACTGATCTGAATTGGTTAATGCTAAGTTAAAGAAATAGGCACAAATAAATGTTAACATTGTACTAACCGTGTATGTTGCTATGGTTGTTTTCATTACTTAATATCCGCTGATTCAATTAATGTATAAGTAAATGATTTACCATGAATAGCAGCTGCTTTACGACAAATTACCATAAATGCATCAAAGTCTGCTGACTTCTTAAATACTTGACATCCTTCGCTCCAATTCTCAACATAAGTTGAATCCGCGCCTGCTTTATGAATATTGATTCCAAATACTCCTTCAGCAATTTTTGTTTCGTCATAAGTCATATCACGATTTGCATCACGATAAACTTTAACTGGTTTTGCTTGTTTAAGAGCTTCATATTTACCTTGGTGTAATCCTAAAGTATGAGAACCTCTATATTGTCCTTCTACCAAACGAGCTACACCTGCAGCATTATGATATTCTTTAACACCTTTTGTTCCTGGATCTGTTGTACAAGGCCATGTTGCAAATTTCCATTCACCACCTTCCTTAAAAGATACAGTCATGGTATCATCAAATACATTTGTTACTTTGTTTCCTGTATCTGAATTTCTTACTCCTACGATATTAACGTCAAAGTCTTTTGCGCCTTCAAACCAAGCATATCCCTTGGTCTTAACAGCTGTTTCTATTTGTTCTCTTGTATATGTCATAATATTATTTTACGTATTCATAATACTTTTTAGTTTTAGCATTTCTATCTTCTAAACCATGAGTTCCGCCGTTGATTCTTTTTGTCAATGCTAAGATAG